CTTCCAATAATTTTATTATTATATAAGATATCGAATCTGCGACCTTCACGAAGAATACCTAATTGTATCCATTTTTGTGTAGGAATTGATGGGATTTCAATTCGTTCTTCTACAGTCTCTCTATTAGATGTATTATAAGTAGATACAACTAATTCTGAAGTAGTTCCTCCATAATTAAATTGTAGGACGCCCGGAATTTGTAGAAGTGTATTTGGCATTTGGTCAGTTCGGGGTGTTTTATCACTTGGCTGTAAGAATACATATACAAGAATTGTAGAATCTGCAGAGCCAAGTAATATATTTCTGACTAAATTGGAATCAAGTACAATTTTCTTTTCCTCAAGTGTGCCATTAGGGATTGTAAAGGATGATTTTGTAGGCTTATTAGGATTTCTACTATAAATAACTAGTACATAGACCAATATTACAACTATTAGGATAAAACCTATATAATAGGCTGCAGTTATTTCCATCTACCATGTAAATCCAATTTAAAGGGCTACTAGTCTTTAAATTGAATTTAGTGCAAAGGGTTGGGTTGGGTTGGGGGCTATTATGCAAATGAAGAGCTATTTTCATTTGCTATGGGAGCAAATGAAGAGCTACTTCCTTGCATAGCAGCTAAACCTGATAGCAGAGATTGCATATCTAGGGATGCAGATGGCATATTTGCAGAGGAGCTATTAGAGAATGGCAGAGACGCAGATGGCAGAGACGCAGATGGCAGACCGACTGAGCCACTGCTGCCGCTTGCAGCAAGGGCTGACGGCACTGAGCCACTGCTACCGCTTGCAGCAAGGGCTAACGACGCAGATGAACTATTAGAGCGAGGTGTATTACTTAATCCTGGTACTAATAAGTTTGGGTTAACATTACCTAATAATTCCAATGCACCACCCATATTTGCTTGTGCATCTGCCAAAACAGAATCTGCAACTCCATCTGCGCCACAACCAATTGCTCCTGCGATCGAGCCAGCGATCTGCGACAGTGACCTCTGCGTCTGTTCACCAAAATCTGCAACATTTAATGCTGGTAAATATGCCATTTCAGGAGGCGTTATAACACCCTTCCAAATACGTAAATTACGCACATCTGCCATTGCAGAAAAGTTTCCAGTAGGAGGAATAAATGTACCACTAACGGCTAACGGCTGACCCGCTAACTGACGTGTTGCATGTAATTTACCATTATAATACACCTCCATATATCTATTTCCCATAACAACACCAACGCGGAATGGCTTCTGTATAGGTACATTTTCAATAAGGACATTCTCTATAACTGCTCCAGCTTCAGTTGTAGACATGGTAGATACAATCAAATCATTTGTTTCTTTATCTAAATACATAGCTAAATTATAATTGCCAACCTGTTGTACAATAGAAACACCTTCTACTGCAACAGGAGCACTGCTAAACTGCGAATCACTGCGTGTTAAAATTGGACGGTCAACAGTGGCACTCACATTTGGGTCAATAATTAGCATATCAACTGACAATGAATAATTGAATGTACCATTATCTTCTGCACCAAGAGCTGTTTCAGAGCTATTTAATGAACCAGCCGACTTTGTCCAATAAAGTCCACTAGCTTCTTTACCAACAGTTGGCACAGGTATCATACCAGGTCCAGCATCATTAATTTTAAAAATAGGCTTAATTGTATAATGTACAATTAGGAGAATAACAAGTAGTGCAACAGCTGCGCTTAGAAACATAAGGGAAAATCCCTTCCAGTTAAAGCCTGAACCAGCGCCTTTAATTCCCCCAGCAGGATAAAATGCATAAAGTAAGCTACCAAATAAGCAAGCAATCGCTAGACCACTTAATGAATAAATACTTTCAGCACTTGCACGACCTGTACTATATAATACAATAATTGTAATAATTAACATTACGCCAACAAGAGGAAACGCCATTGCTCGACTTCCAGTTGGTCCATCATAACCAACTGACGCTGATGTAGCTGCTGTAGATGTTCCTAATAGCTTGGAAAACATATTTGTAGTAGAAGAAGGAGCAGTAGGTGCAGCTGCGGGTGCTCCAGCCGGTACACCTAAGCCAGCACGCAATGCTGATAATTTATTTTGCATGATTTTCCATGTATTTGCCATGCTGCTCAACTACTACTAGTTTATAATTGACGAACAGATGTTGTGCGCAACCAATAAAGAACAGCAGCTCCCGCAGCCACAACTCCGCCACCAATAAGAAGCCCCTTTAAAAAACTCTCCATGTGTTGTTCTGAAAAATCACGACCAGTTATTATAGGCGAACGTTGACGCTCACCAAGTAGTTTTATATAATTGATAGCTTCTTCAACAGTCCATTGTGGTTTACCCTGTGTTGCATTTACAGAGTTATGTAAATCAACGGTCCATTTGAATAAATCTTTACGTGTATCTAAATGTGGAAGTAAGGGAAGTTTTGTCAAATGTTGCTTATAGTGTTCACGACAAACCGGGCAGGGTAATAAATTTGCAAGAGATTCAAAAAAATGCTTTGCAGAACGCTTATCAGTATAGGAAGGATTTGATGGATAGGCTAATGCTGTTATATGTATAGTGAGCCAAAAAAATGGTCCCCATACAGTTGGTGGGAGATTCATAATAACTATTTGAAACAGTGGAGTATTTTTATTTTTAGGTTAACCCGCTCGCTTAAACATGTACATGCATATTTTAACTAAGAAGTCCCCTACAATTATGAACAATTCATATTCAAAACAATTTATATACCCATCCTATAAATACAATAAATCATTATGTACTAATTGCAATCAACCTGGGCATACATATAAACATTGTTTAGCACCAGTAAATAGCTATGGTATTATTGCATTTCGTATCAAAGATCCTTCTTGGACACTCGCCACTAGCCTAAAAGCAAATAGCGGAAAAAGCCATAACGGTATTGAATCAATATCTCATAATATTGAATTTCTTCTTATAAAAAGAAAAGATTCTCTGAGATTTGTAGATTTTGTACGTGGAAAATATTCTATTTGTGATGAAACATATTTAAAGCAACTATTGTCAAATATGACAAAGGTTGAACGAGAAATTTTACGTACAAGTTCATTTGATGATTTATGGAAACATGTATGGGGATCAGCAAGTGTGCGTTATTACAAGAATGATTATGAAACTTCCTATGAAAAATTTAAAGGTATTACAGAATCTATTTCTGGAGAAAAATCTATTCTTCATCGACTATTAGAGAGTACAACAACTGTATGGGATGAACCCGAGTGGGGATTTCCTAAAGGTCGTCGAAATCCACGCGAATCCGATGAAGATTGTGCTATCCGTGAATTTGAAGAAGAAACTGGTATTTTTCGCAGTTCGTTTAAAATTATTAAAAACATAGAACCACTTGTTGAGAGTTTTTATGGAGATAATGGTGTGAATTATTGTCACAAATATTTACTAGCACAGATGCATCCTTCTGTGGAATTTGCAAATATTGATAGTAATCCACATATGGTTCGTGAAATTGGCGATATTCAATGGTTTTCTATTGATGAGGCTCTGGCACATATTCGTTCTGAAAATGTTGAAAAACGAGCCGTGCTGCTACATGTAAGCGGTATTTTACGAAGCTATTGTCCTGCTTTTTTTTAGAGGGCTTGGCTTGGCGCAACTGGCGCTAAAAACCCGCAGGTTTTTTCCTGGAAGCCATTAGATGGATTTTGCAGGACTTTCTGATAAGGAAGTACTTGATTTATGGGAAAATGAAGTTGCAATGGAGCGCCGTGATGCAATTTTAGAAGAGCTCCAATCACGCAGACTTTTCCCAAACACTCATGAATATTTATATGAATTGGAAACGGGTGTGTATCCCGACTCTGATATTTATAGACAACGTGGGCAATTCTTTGCACGAGACCCAGAATTCTTACAAAAACTAATGGCTCGCCGTGAATTTGCCGAAAGTATCCAACATGACTGGGAACTCCCATATGATCCATGTGAAGAGGGACGTGGATTTGAAGTTACACCCGTCCAGCGATTTGTAGCAAATTTCATGTCTCCTAAAACACCCTATGAATCTGCACTTCTTTATCACGGCGTTGGTGTTGGTAAGACATGCGCAGCTGTACAAATTGCTGAAAACTGGCTGAGCATGTACCCTAATCGTAAAGTCATCATTGTTGCACCCCCTACAATTCAAGGTGGATTTCGTACAACATTATTTGATATAAATCGCATAGAATATGGCTCTAAAGGTATTCCTAATAAAGCTGTACAATGTACAGGCTCCACTTATCTCGAATTAGCAGATGCCCTTTATTTAGAAAAGAAAGATGATGAATTAATACAAAATCGTATTACAAAACAAATAAATCGTCGTTATGATTTTTTTGGTTATATTTCATTTGCAAAATATATTAAAGATATTATTAAGCCGTCGCAAAAAATAGAGGACCTGGTTGCTCGTGCAGAAGATGAAAAAGAGCGTATTAATCGTGCATTTGATGGTAGACTCCTCATAATTGATGAAGCCCATAACTTGCGTGAATTACCTCAAACAGATAAGGCTCTTCCAGATGAAGATACAGACTCTCCTGGTGGTGAAACGGATGAAGCAGATTCAAAAGCAGGAAAAACACTTACACCATATCTTGATCGTGTTCTAAAATATAGTGTTGGTATGAAACTTGTCCTTATGACAGCCACGCCGATGTATAACTCATATCGTGAAATTATTTTTTTAATGAATTTATTACTGAAAAATGATGGACAAGCTGAGCTGCGCGAATACGATATATTTAATGCAGATGGCGATTTTAAGGAAGGTGGTGAAGAAACACTCGGTCTTGTTGCATCGCGTTATGTGAGTTTTATGCGTGGTGAAAATCCCCAGTCTTTCCCTCTACGTCTTTATCCACTTGAACGAGATATTCCTGAACGCTATCCTCATAAAAATCCTCGCGGTGGAAAGGTGGACATGGATGAAACAATTTATATGGAAAAACTTCCAATTGTGACAACAGAGCTATCAGGTGATTCATTGAGAGCAGTCCGCTATTTTTCCGAAAAACTCACACCTGGGCAAAGCGGTATTAGCAGCTTTGAACTGCAGAAAATTGTACAAGCAGGAAACCTTGTTGTCCCCCTTCCTCCTGATATTGAAGATGATGATGATTCACTCGAATCTCGTATTGATGTAGCAGCCCTCAATCTTCATTTTCAACGCAAAGTAGAAAATAAAGAAGTTGTATATGAACCACGCAGCTCCGCATCCTCTCGCTGGCTCGGCTTAGATCAATTAGGTGATTATTCTCCTAAATTTGCTAAAGTTATTTCCTACATACAAAAAGCAGAGGGCGTTTGTTTCTTATATACACGATTTGTAGCTGCTGGTGCAATTCCTTTAGCTCTAGCCTTGGAAGCAAATGGATACACTCCATATAATCGTAGGAGCGGGCTATTAGTAGGTGGACCAGTAACTCCAGGTGGTCGCCAGTGTGCTCTTTGTGAGAATCGCGAAGAGGAGCACCCTAGCTCATCAGACCACGATTTTACTCCAGCTCGTTATATTCTCCTAACAGGTGATGCAGGTATTTCTCCTAAAAATATTGAAATGATTAAAGCTGAAAAAATACCTGATAATGTGAATGGAAGTCGTATTAAGATTGTAATTGGTTCACAGGTAGCAGCAGAAGGTGTAGATTTGAAATATATACGCGAAATGCATGTATTAGATTCATGGTACCATTTAAATAAAACAGAGCAAATTATTGGTCGTGGTATTCGTTTCCGCTCACATTGTGCACTTCCTGCTGAAAAACGCAATACAACAATTTTCCTACATGCTGCTACACGCCCCCAATCAGATCGCCGTGAATCAGGTGATTTATACAGTTATCGTGTTGCATTTAGAAAGGGTAGACAAGTTGGTCAAGTATCACGTGTATTAAAAGAATACGCCCTTGATTGCAATCTCAATCATGATGCTATTATAATTGCAAATACAGACCCTCTTTCTGTTGTAATTGATTCTCAACGTAATGAACGAAATGATGTTTCTATGGATGATATGCCTTTTACAGCAGTATGTGATTGGATGGAAGACTGTGATTATAAATGCGCAGTTCCTGTTGATGTTGACCCCTTACAAACGCATGATATTAGTTATGATGAATATGCAGGTCGTTGGCGTGAAGGGAAACTCAAAGAGAAACTGCGCAAACTGTTTTCTATACAACCTTTTTATACTATGAAAGCTCTCTCCGTTGAAGCATTTGCAGATATCCCTAAAGTTGCACTCGCAGATTTACTCTATAAACTAATTGGTAATAAATCGTTTACTGTCAACTATAATGGGCGCGATGGCTATATTATATATAAAAATGGGTATTATTTATTCCAGCCATTAAAATTTATAGATGTAGATATTCCAATTGCATTACGTATTGCATCATATCCAACAAAGGTAGAAACATATGAGCCACGTGATATTTATTCGGAGGTTTTAGAGCGTATTCGTGTAAAACGTGAAGCAGCCGTTAGGATGGCAGAAGAAGGAGACGAGGAAGGCGCAGCCGCAGCTGCAGAAGCTGCAGATGAAACAGCAGCCGCCGCAGATGCAGAGGACGCAGAGTTTATGGCATCTGCGGCTCCTGAAAAAGATGCTGAGCGTACAATTGAGGAGCTTATTGAATTATGGAATGCATATGATGAATGGTTTGCGCGTCTAACAAGTCATAATGAACTGCGAAAAATCAATGCGCAGATTTACCCTAAAACTATTGGTGCATATCTAATAGAGCGAGCCCAAGGACAGCGTCGTGAAGAGGAGCGTCTGCAAGAACGTTATCAGGTAATTCAATGGTTTGCAGGGGCTTGTTTACCATGGAACGAGGAGAAAGCATCTGCGTTTCGCTCTGCAATGTTACAATTAGTATGGGATGAAGAATTTAGTGATGAAGATCATCATACATTTTTATTTGCAGATGAAGCACTTCCTGAAAGTTTAAACCGTGCCATGAAATCACAGCATTATTTCACAGCAAAAGGTCAGGAAATTAAACGTTATATAAATGCGGATACAAATGCAATGCGTTTCTTTTTTGATGATGAGCGTGAAGTTAATGAAGCGCAGATTAAATTATGGAGTCCAGAACGTGAGAAAAATAAAGCTCCTAAGCTAACATCTGATACAGTAGATCCATTGGTCAAAACAGTTATTACCTTATCAACAACCGGTCCTATTTATGGATTTAATACAACTGAAAAAGGTATATATGTTTTTAAATCAGGTCGCCCATCAAAGAAGGCGGATGATAAATTGGGAGTTGGTGAGAAATGTGAGACAACCAATATACGTGGTCATAGAGAAAAGGTTGTAGAATTTGGTGCATATTTAGAATCAGGTGGTTATGGAAATCATAGTTTAACAGAAGAAATACTTGATAAAAGTACACGTAAAATTGTGAACTCACGACGTATGTGTATGTTAATGGATTTGGTTGCACGTTATATGGATAATCTAGGTGTAAATGGTCTTCGTTGGTTTTATAGACCTGTTGAAGCGCGTAAAGGTGGGCATTTAGGAAAGCGATAAACTAGTGATGTTAGATGGGAAAATTGATTATTTAATGGTGTCCTAATTGTGTAGCTAAGCTCCTAATTGATTTAAACTATAGTCTCAATTACGACCAGCATGACAAGCCCAATGAGAACGCGAGCAATCTTTGAACGCAAAGTGGGTCTCTTTCCCAAAGATATGAAAGACTTGAAAAAAGCCAATACAATTGAAACGCTTCTTCTAAATAAAGTAAAAGAAACGCTTGAAGGGCGTTGTTCACAGCATGGATGGGTAATTCCCGGCACTCTAAAGATTCTTTCACGGTCAATGTGTCAAAACGAGTCAGGTCGCTTTACAGGTGCAATGGTCTCATGGGTGCAAGTAGAGGGAGAGGTATATTATCCGTCTGATAAGATGGAAATTATTGGGGAAGTTCTGAAGAAGAACAAAATGGGTCTATTTGTATCATTTGAGAATGCAATTCAAATTATGGTACCGCGTGATTTGCATTTAGGAAATGAAGAATATGAAGCCGTTGAAATTGGTAATTATGTTCGTCTTGAAATTAAGAAGTCCCGATTTCAAGTGAATGATAAATTCATTCTGAGTGTTGGTGAATTTAAGGAAGTTGTTGAAGCTCCTGCACAACCGCCTGCAGTTCGAGTTGAAACAGTGGCTCCAGTTGCAGAAGCAGCAGAAGCAGCTGAAGAAAATAATGTTGATTATGCTGTTTCGGCTGCTTCTGCAACTGCAGCGGCTGCTGCACCGCCACCTATGATGCCTCCTCAACAACTACCATTATCTGCTATTGCTGAAGAAGACAATGGAGAAGAGGGAGTTCTTGGTGCAGAGGAAGAAGAGGCTCCGGCTGGCGCTGCTGCTGCAAAAGGCGCATCGATTGGTGATTTCTTTCAATAAATTCATAAAGCGTTAAATCTATATATTGAAGATGACACTTGATTATAGAAATTCAAATGTCATCTATACAAATGACAAAGCAGGAATATGATGAACGAGCTGATTTTGTAGATAAACTGTCTAAATTAATCAAAGATGAATATCATGAAATATATCGTATATTAAAACGTAATAATGAACCTCATACAGAAAACACAAGTGGTATTTTATTTAATGTAAATGAAATCTCAAATATTTCATTTAAAAAAATGCAAACATTTATGAATTTTTGTTTTGAGAATCGTAATGAAGAGGAGCGTCGCTTAAAAGAATTAGCAGATTTACGTGCAGAAACAACGGCACTTGCTAATAGCCTAGGCTAGAACCTAAATCTAGACCACGTTTACATAGTAAAATGGCTCAACTATCTCAATGGATTGCATCAAATCCAAATCGTCATAAAGGTTTGGATATGCTGCATAATGTAAAGCAATTAGAAACTGCATCGAAGCATGCATTTCTCCCAGGAAATTCTGCAGATTGGATTGAATACAACGTTTCTCCTGCTGGACCAATTACTGCACTTTATCTACTAAAAGATGCATTCTTTGCAGAAGCCCCTCCAGCACTACGTAATCAAATGCAATTAGAGAAACGTATTGAGCTCACTCAGAAGATTGATAATGATATGCGTAGTGGAAAACTTATGCGAATGCGCCGTAAAATGCATGAATGGCTTGCAACTGATCAATCTCGCCTAACAGCTGAAACTCTTGCAGATGTATGGGATATTCTTTGCACAGTCTGTAATATTCAGACAATTTGCATTGAAGAACGACTTGGGCAGCCGTATAAAATTACATTTTCTCCAGAAAATCCCATTAATTGGAAATCAGATTTGCCAATTTTTCTTGTAGAGCGGTCTCTTAGTAAGGTATGGAATTATGTAGGTACACCAATTTCTCTGGTAAAATCTCTATCGAGTTGGCTCTCTAATATGGAAACAAGTAATGCAGAAATTGTCTATCCTGTAGCGGATATGTCAAAAGTGGATATGGTTGATTTTCTGGAAGTTCTTCCATCATGGAAAGAATCAATGCGTAAACTGAAAAAAGATGAGCTTGCACCAATTGTTGG